TGAGCCTGCGGGTTTTCGGCTTGGTCGCCAGCCGCTGGCCCCATGGCATTTTTCAGCCGCTCTGCAATTTCCTCAGCACCTGGCCAATCCAGGTTTTTGACCAATAAATCGCCAATAAGCGGAGCCGCATCAGGATAGCTGCGGATCAATTCCATCATCTGCGTTGCCGCCTCTTGGCGCATTGAGGCAAAGCTTGGGCCTGCCGATACCGTCAGATCATAGCGACCAACTGTTAGATCATAGGTCCTTTGAATTTCTTGGACCTCGCCAGTTTCAGGGTCTTTTTGCCGCTCCATGACCGGCTGGTTAATCGGTTTCATGTCCGTATCGCCGTCTTTACCAACAATGCGCACGATGCGCGGCACCGAATAGACCTTTGGGATCAGGTCAACCAAAATCCGGCCCGCATGGCTGATCGCGTTACCGAGATTGTCAATGAAATGGAAGGTAGACGTATCCGCCTCCATCTGACGGGCAACAATGGCCTTCCCGCTGGTTTCGTTAGACCTGGCACCCAAGCTGGCGTCATAGATGCCCATGGTCGCCTTGATGTCGTCAGAGGCATTTAGGGCCTCTTGGATCATCCCAGCCGGAACACCAACAAACGGTTGCCTGGCAGGCTGTTCGGGACCGTCATATTCGATATAGGCATGGTTTTGCGTGTTGGCCGTTGCCCACTTAGCCGCGTCGGTTTCAAACGCTCCTTTTCGACCAATGAATGGCGTCTTCGGAGCCATGGCGACCATCTCGGTTGAGGTGGTCCGCCAATAATTGAACATCTGTTGAGAGTCTTTGGCCGACCGGATCAGGCTTCGGAAATAGCGCTTGCCCTCAAGCGTGATCTCGGAGCCGTAAACCGGCACAATCGGGATATAGACACCAGCCCAAGGGATGGTCTCAAGCACCTCGGCACCGGAAATCACATACTGCGTGACCTTGTGCGATGCCACCTCGCGCTCGGCCTTAGCCTCAATACCGTTAAGCGCCAGTTGGTCTTTTTGGTCCTCATAGGCCTTGAGGTCCATAACACTGCTGTCAGATAGCAGCACGATCTTGCGGCGCGACGGCTCTCGAACCCAGTACTCCGCAACCTGAACCGTGTCCCCTTCAGACCAGGGCGCACCGGCCCGTTTCCAAGCGTCAGAGCTGAAATCAATCTGCTCGGCTTTGGGGTATTGCTTCTTGAACTGCTTTTTCGTCATCACCTCAGTGACAAAACAGAAATTCCAGTCGCTGCTATCTAGGGTTTGGCTGTAGCAATCGGGCACAACCGATAATGTGTTAGCGATACGCTCAAGCACGATGTCCTGATCAAAGGTGTCATCGTTAGCGTACTTGGTGTTAATCTTGAAATAGCCAAAACCGCCAAAAACGCTGCTTTCAAACGCCGTCACATAGGCACCCATGGCCCCGGACGATTGTTCGATATTGCGAATGATGCCGTTGAACACCTCAGCAGTATCAGGATCAGAGCCGTCATCGACGGGATGAACCTGAATGCCGGGCTTGTTCTTGCGGGCGTCATTGACGACATTACGGCCCATTGGAGCCAGCTTATTAATGGTCAGGCAGGGCCGGGCCTCACGTTCCCGATCCTTGCGTATCTTTTCTGGCCATTGCTCCTCAAGCAGCGAAAAGGCGATATCATCCCGATAGGCCTTGAAATTTTCGTCGTGATGCTCAAGCGCCTTTTCGTAAAGCTCCAAGGCCTCGTCTATAAACCCTTCGTCCTTGCTACCAGATCGGGCGCGGGCTGCTTTACTCATGATAGCCACCCTCCCCCGCCATGATGCTGCATTGACGATTTACGCTTGATGATCGGCTCTTCATACGCCACGGCCATCAGGCCAAACGCATCCGCGCCATGGCTTGACCAATCGTGTTCCGGGCCAAGACCAATATTGCGCGCCTCGTCTTTTTTCTCGTGATAAGCACCCAAGGCCTCGCGGCCCGGCTCTGTCGCATCCTCATTGAACCAGATCGACGGGAACAGCCGTCTAGCCGCCTCAATTCGCGCACCAGCGGCACCGCGCCCCTGATTTGGAATAACCGTCACGCTGAATCCCGCCGCCCGCAGAGCGCTCTCGTAGGAAACATCAAACACCCTGTCATTCGTCGCGCCGTCATGCGGAAGCCAAATCGAAGCGCCGTCGTATCCGTTGGCCCGAAGCCAATTAATGTGCGTGGCCAGCGGCTGGCCCTGCGCCTCGTAATAATTCAGAACCCGAACCTCACGCCCGATGAACTGCGCAACCCAAATCGCGCAGGCATCCGCCTTAGCGCCGGTTCCGCCAATATCCCAAAAAGTCCTAATTGCCATGAGCGGGTCAGCAGCAACCCGGCTAATCCGCCCCTCTTGCTTGGCCTTGATTAGGTCTGTGGCAAAGTATGCGCCCGAAGACACTTTTTGATATTCGCCTTCCCAAATATGGCCGTATTGCTCTGGCCTATCGCGCAGATCGTCTTGCCGCTCTTGTTCCAATTCGACAGGAAACCACGGATTGTCAGACCAGTTGGCCCTCACAACCGCCGCGCCCGTTGGAACGCCCGCACCGCGCAGTAGCAGATCAACCGCGTCAGACTTGCGCCTTGGGTTCCACGAAAACCACAACTCAGAGCCCGGCGCACGAATGGTTGGACGCAGCAGCGTCAGGCTTTGGCTACTCAGGCTCTGTGCCTCTTCGACCCAAGCCCGCTTGAAACCCTCAAGCGACTTGATGGTCTCCGCAGTATGATCCTGCATCCCCTGAAAGATGATTAAACCATCCCCAGGGGTTTCAATGTTTTCTCTAAAGACCTTGAACCCGTCCGCTTCACCTAAGCCGAACTGAGCAAGCTTTTGCTCAATCAAGCGCTTTGAGGACTGCGCAAGAGACTTCTGAACCTCACGGATGCAGACCGAAAGCTGGCCACGCGTTGCAGCGTGTTCCTCAACCATCAGGCCGCCGAAAAAGTGTGATTTCCCAGATCCGCGACCGCCGTCTATTCCCTTATATCGCGACGGCGACAAAAGCGGCGCAAAGACGCGCGCCGTCTCAATTCGAAGGGTCGACAATTACGCGCTCAATCTTGGTGACCGTTGCCTTTACTTCGGCGCTAATCGCCATTGGCAAAACCTTGCCGATTAGAGTGAGAAAGGCCGTTGGGTTCTCGTTTGCCTGATTAAGCAAGTAGCTTTCGCCACCGGCTTGATCCAGCGCGCCCAAGATCATCTCTTTCAGCGCTTTGGTTGCCTTGTTGACCGCTCCCTTTGGGCGGCCTTTGCCAGCATTCGGAACCCTATTCGAGCCTATTTTATTTAAATCAGGCATTGTTAAGCGTCCCCACCTGAGGACCATCACGATGAGCATACGCGTGCAAACTGAATGCATGCGCCACTGAATGACATTCTAAAGACCAGCCAACCACTCCGCCCTTAGCGGACGCATGACGCACCAACATATCAGATGCCACGTGGCCATCGTTAAAGTGAGGGCTGCGGGCGTCCATGTCCACGCTACACACTCGCTTAAAATCCGCCAAAATTTCTTTTGGTATCTCGGGACCAAGAGCGCGGTTTAAAAACTCCCGGTCGGACTCAGTCAGCAGCATGAATACCCCCCGCCAGACCCTAAGGCTTCCTGGCAATGGTGACGGCGATGAAATGGGAAACGAACCGGGCTGTTCGAAAAAGAGCGTTCTGCCCTAACCCGGCTCGCATTGGTTCAGGCCCAGTCAAGGGCCGATGATGATTGATCGGGTTGGCCACTGCCCGCCAGTGTTGCTCAGCCGTGCACAGCGAAACAAAGATGATGGATGCACCCACGGTCGGGAAACCCCAACCCATACAGACCAGTAAAGCCTAGCCTGTCCTGCCTAAACGGATGCTTGCGCAGAGCCGTAACCTAATTGTCATGATTGTTCGGTGCGCAATCCGCGCGCCTAGGGATTGGCTAGCTGATTCGTGCCACGGCGTCAACCCCCCCTTGGCGCACTATCGAACAAGGCGAACGACAGGCCTAAATCGCTTACGGCGGCGCGCACAAGAGCCGCTGTGGCGTGTGCGTCCTTTTCACGAAACACCAACCAAACAGCCGCGCCCCATGTCGGGACGGTTTCGACCGGCGCGATAAGCATTTCGAGTAAGCGGCGGTTATGCGCCCCCACCCGATCAAGCACAGCCGCCTTTTCTTTGCCCGCCCGCATGCGCCTGTCATTGGTCAGCTCATGCGATCCCGCAGCGGAGACAAAGCCGACGACGTTGTCAGCACCCCCATCCTCCCCCATGGCCACCGCATGGAGATCAAGCAGCCGCTCATAGGCCCGGTAGCCTGGACTGCCCTTGACCAAGACCCGGTCGTACCACGCGGCGCGCTTGGCATAGGTACTGCGTCCGATCTTGCGGGCCTCTATATTGCTGTTTGCCGGCAGGTCTAGCGCCTCG